TCCTGTAGCCTGAACTAGCTGATTTTGTTCGCTAGTAACTGGGATGCTTAAAAATTTTTCCATACAACAAATATACATATAATTATGACAACTTATTCTGCACCATCTCTGCGATTGGCTTACCCTCTTCTGATTCAAAGAAGGTGCTCAATACAGAAACTGGGTCATCGCCAGGCTGTATGTTCATAAGCTTTCGCTTGTTTCCAGGCATGTTAAACCAAATCTCACGGTTGTTGTTTCTCATTGCAAACAGGCCAGCCGACAATGCCTTAGACGCCATTGCGGTATCCTCCAAGTCTGGATCGTTGATCATTTCTAAGAACTGAATTGGATAGTTTCTAGCATAGAGCAAGATATCTCTCTTCAACTCTGGCGTAGTCATTGTGTCCACAACACCACCATAGATCAAACGCCCTACAGACTCCATGGTCTCAAGGTTCATCTCTCTAGCAGCGATCTGTGCGTCAAGCTCAATGTTTAACTCTTCGATGTCTAGCGTGGCTTCTTTCTCTTGGTTCAATTCCTTAAACACGTCTCCATTCAATGGGTGCATGTCCAAGAACTTCCCTAGCATTGGGTTGCTTGCAGAAACAATTAAGTTGCCATCCTCGAATACGATTGGCTCAAGGATTGCCTTGTCGTCCTGCTCGTCTTCAAATACTGATTTCTGGTTTCTAGAGTAACGCAACGCACGGTTGGTGGTTCCGTCAAAGTAGAGTAAAGAAAAACGCTTTGTGTTTCTTGATGGAAGAGTGTAGCTCAACGGAGCTTTTTCTTTCGTAAGGACAAACACTCTGTCCTTAATTTGGTTTGTTGGATTTTTCATAATTTGATTTAATTAACGCTGCAAATATAAACAAAAAGGGTGAGTACAATTGTACCCACCCTCTTGTATAATCGGTTGTTACGATTAAGCAGTTTTGAACAAGAAGAAGTTGTTCGCGCCCAATGTGCACAATGCACGCTCAGACAAGAAGTTAACTCTCATTGCATCCAAATCGCTAGTAGAAGCACCACCGGCAGAACCAGTAATCCAAGTCTTGTAGCGACGGTTCTCAGTTTCGCTAGCGCGGTAACGAACGTGCAAGAAAGGACGTTTAGCGTTCTTACCCATCACCATGTCGTAAACGTTAGTAGAACCAGCAGGAACCAACACACCATTAACTTCACCACCATTGATACCACCACGCAAAGTTGCGTCGTTCAAGTATTTCCAATCGGTCTTGTAGAAGTCATAGCCACGCTTAAAGCCTTTGAAGCCCAAGTTCAACGCCATGTTTTCGTCGTTGTTGAACACACCGTAGCTAGTTCCGTTAACGCCGTAGCTGTTTTGGGTAGACAACATGTCATCGATGTCGAAACCGAAGTTACGGTTAACGAACAACATGTTTTCTTGGATAGAACCTTGCTTGTCCAAACGCTGAATGATTGCGTCGAAATCAGCCAAGGTACTTGGGTTTCCACCACCCCAAACGTTACCACGTTGTTCGATAGTGTAGAACAAACCGTCGGTACCCTTGTTTCCTACGTCACCGGTAGCTGCAATAGCACCAGATGCGGTTTCAGCAGGAACGCCTTCGATCATAGCCATTTCCAAGTAGTCCTCGAAACGCAAGCGAGTTTCGTGCTCAGACTTGATGTACCACAAGTAGCCAGTTGCACCATTTTCAGTAGTAACTTCTACCCATCCGATCTGAGCCATGTCAGAACCAGATACTTCGTAGTTGTCCTTGATAATGATAGGGCTGTTGTCAAAGATTGAATCTTCAGCCTCCAAAGAGCCAGCCATTCCATTGCTGCCCTTTTTAAACTCAGAACCGTAAACAAATGCAGTAGAAGTAGTTGATACAGGGATGGTCTGACCACCAGCAGCGTAGTAAGCTACAGTGAAAGTCAATCCAGATACTGCGGTGATGATAGCTTTATCGCTTTGGGTACCACCAGCATTGCGAGACAAGAACACAGTCTGACCTACGCGGAAGTTACAGGCAGTAATGCCTGAGTCAGCAACTGTCCAAGTAGCGGTGTCAGAAGCAGCAGCAGCAGCAGAAGTACAGCTTACATACTTGGTATGCAAACGACCTTGCTCTGCCCACTTAATCAAGTCAGAGTTAGAAGGCATCTCGGCACCTACTTGGCGCAAGAAAGATGCGATAGAGCGATTACCGTAACGCTCGAATTCCTTCTCGTAAGTATCAGGAAGATACTGATTCAAGAAATCGAAGTTGGTAATGTAATTTGAAGGCAAAGTTGCCTTAACGGATGAGGGGGTTATAGCAAACCCGGGACTCACTTGAACTGATCCAGCCATAGTTTTGTTTTTTTAGTTTTTTGTTATCTGTTACTCATTTTTATCTTGAGCCCACTTCCGTGGTCAGAGTCCAAAGCAACAACTTTGAAACCAGTTGTAGGCGTGAGCTGTGGTGCCGACCGAACGTCCATCTGGATATTCTTTGACTCCTTCGCTACACTGTCTACTGCTGCAGCTCTGCCTTGCTCATAAAAGTGCTTGGCAAAACTGTCTGGGTTCATCGCTACTGCTATAGCTCTGTGGTATGCAGCTGGGTCCTTAATGAATCCTTTCTCGTCTAAGAAAGAACCAATAAACTTGCTTACGTCAGATTGAGCCTTCTTCAGTTGTTCTGGATTGCCAGGTTTAAACGAGAGAGACTTATCGTCGATCTTAAATTCAAAACCTTTGAACTGATCGCTGAAAAGCTCGTCTGTCTTCTTAGCAAAGAACTCTGAGCGCTCTAACTGAGCCTTCTGCACTTCCTCGGATTCTTGAGCATATCTTTTGAAGTCCTCGTACATACTTTTCTCTTCGTCAGAAACTAAGCCACCCCTTGACTCAACGGGTACCTTGTACTGTTCCTTCAGTTTGTTGAAGTAGTCTTTGGCCTTTGCAAGATCTTTTTTCATTGCTAGCTTCTTCTTCTTAACGTCTTTTGGATCGTCAAGGTCTTCATCAAAGTCGTACCGAGTCTCGATTTCGTACTTTACGTCTTCGTCGTCATACTCTGGATTCTCCTGTTTGATGAATTCAGCTAGCAGTTGATTTGCAGGAACATCATCGTAGTTCTTATTCAACTGAATAAAATCTTCGATTCCTCGTCCGGTCTCTTTCTTGTATTTCAAGAACGCAGACACGTCTTCTGGTAGTTCCTCCGCCTCTTTTCTCGCCTCGAACAAATCGTCAACTGAGTTGATTTCTTTGTTGTACCGATTCTTTAAATATGTAAGAACGTCTGTATCTTCTAGCTCCTTGGCTTGCGCCTCAGTGCTTTCGATCTTTTCTGTTGTCCCGTCAGCGGCCACTACTGTGGTTTCTACCGGGGCTTCTTCAGAAGACAAGCCATGCTTCTCTTCGTGCTCTTTCAGAAGTTGTGCTTCGATTTCTTGAACAGACTTCTGTTCCTCGAAGGCTACTTCCTTCACTTTGAATTCATTTTCCATATAAGATTTGATTTTACGTCACAAATTTACGAATAAATGTGACACGCTATTTTGGCTCAAATGACGCTAGGTCAAAGCCATCAAGGGTGTCCTCATTCGACTCGAAATCGACCGGTGGCAAGTTGTTTTTTCTTTGCTCGATCAATTTTGATTGCTGTGTATTCTGAATAGAAATCCGCTTGTCTTTAGCTTCTTCTTTCATTTTTTCTTTGTCGTTAATCATACTAGCGTCAACGCCCTTCAACTGCATGTTCATCTGAAACTCTTGCTGCATTAATTGCAACTTAATTTGAGCTTCCTGTTGCATTGTTTGAACTGAGAACATCGACTCTGCCTCCTTGATGCGGATCTTAGACTGTGTTTCTGCTTCGATCTGTGCCATCTTGGCCTCGGCTGCTGCCTGTGTAGCTGCAATGTTAGACTGAGACTGGAACTGAGACATCATCTGCTGTTTCTCCATGTCCTTCTTCTCCTTGTCCTTGCGCTTAACCTTCAACAACTGGTTAGCAACCTTCAAGTTCTTGATCTCGCGGATGTCGATTGCGTCCTCAAGGGCGATCTGGTCACGGCTCAATGCCATCTGGATGTTTGCCTCAAGCTGTTGCTTCTCCTCTTCGTCAGGCGAAACCTCGATGAAGATACCAAAGTCGTGCAAGTAAAGGTCCTTGATGCTGTCTAGGATCTGGATGTTATACTTACCGATCTGGTTAGCGAACTCCTCACGGAACTCAGCGTACTCTAAAATGTCAGACACACGGCAAGACAATGCCTCAGACAACCTGCGTGTGATGAAGATACCACCATCAAGAATGTGACGAGTTGCAGTGTTTGAGTTAGCGGCTGCCAGCTTCTGTACGCCCACCAAAGCATCGGCGCTAGGCATAGACCCGTCGCGTGCTTCGTTAAGCCCTGTAACGTCGCGTAGCATTCCCATGTACTGGTTGTACGCTGCGATCAGGCTA